CGATAGTCTGAATCTCGTTGATAACCAGACATGAGTTCATCGAGGGTAACTTCAACAGGTTTGCCATTTACTTTGATTTCGTATTTGGCTTCCTCTTCTTGTGCCTCTTCACTATAGTCCTCAGTTTGATCTTCGGATTGACTTTGTTCTTCAACTTCCGCAGTTTCTACTTCACTCTCGTTAGCCTCGTAAGGCTCGTCTTGTGTTGCTTCGACTGGTTCTGTTGTCTGCTCTTGGCTCTCATCAGTGGCGTTTAATAAGTTAGCAAATGCAGATTGTGCTTGATCTACAGTATTGTAGATAGGCTTAGATTCCCTATTGGGATTATCTATCATGGTATATTACCTTTCTTTTATGATTATTATTTGAGTTGTTGGGAAGCTAGTTTTCCAGTTTCAATTTCTGAAATTAACATTGCTTCTAACTCAGTATGTGCCTTCAACATGAGGAAAAGTTTTTCACGACCTTCAACGTCTCTCAGGGGTGAATTTTCCCATTCATGTAGAAGTTTATTCCTAATTGCTTTTAAGGAATCTTGTAATAGAGGATCTTCTAAAAGTTCTTTAGCTCGTTGTCCTCTAGAAACTTGTTTTTGTAAATCCAATTATCGACCTCTTGTAGCTAAACTCTTTCCAAGTTTACTAGCAGCTTGTGCTGCTCTACTTCTTGCAGGTGTAGAATAATTCCTACCTGGAGCACCAGATGCACCAGTTCCAGCTTTAGGTGTCTTAGGAGTAGAATCTTTCTTTTCTTCAGAAGGAAATGTTATATCTATTTTAGGTTGTGGTAAACTATAACCAGGTCTATTAATTCCAGTTGGCACAACAGTTTGGATTGCTTCTTGATTTAGCATAGGAGATTCTGTAACACTTGAAGTTACACTACCACCAGTTCTAATAGTTGGTGGTGTTGGGAAAATAGCATCTTTTAATATTCCTAATAGTCCACCACTACCAAGATAATTCATAGCAGCATCAGTAACACTGCCAAACATATTTCCAAATCCACCAGCAATGTCACCAGCTAATTGACTTAGTGTTGGAGACATAGCAACAAATCTATCGTTTACAGGATCGTATTGTACTCCTCTATTACGATATTTTTGATTGAGTAAACCAATTTCTTTTGCCCTATCTTCGCCAAATCTTTTTTCTAATTCCATCATCTGCATAGAGTTCATAGCTCCCATTCCTGGAGATAACACTTGTTCATATCCTTCAATTAGACCTTCTGGTGAAATCTTAGGGCCTGTGTAAGGTTCTCTATCATTTCCACCACCTTGTTGGAACATAGTATCTGGTTGACAGACACCATCAATTAATTGATATCCAGGTGGGCAAGGATCAAAAGTTTCTTTAGGTGCTTCAGTAGTAGGGGTTGTATCTAATTGAGGATTAGGAAATTGAGAACCAGCAGGTAATTTACCAGCAGCAATTTGCTCTGATCTAATATCGTATATTGGATTATATTGGGGTGCAGTTGTTGCTAATTGACCAGCTTTGTAAGCATCTATAATTGCTTGGTATTTAGGATCACTTCCTATCATCTCATTCCTCTCTTAATTAAGGCTTCTTGTATGTCACCTTCGTTTTTTATTTTCTGTTTCTCTATGTCTGCTAGAATCTTTTGTTTTTGAATAGCGATGTCTGCTTCTAACTTTTGTTGTTGAAGTTGAATATCCGCCATTGCTTTTTGTCTATTCAATTCTAGTTCTTGTAGGGCAACACCAACTAATGGATTTTGCTCTGGTTGTTTAGGGGGTGGGGGTGGTACGTTAGCAGGATTGATGAAGAACTGTTCTGGTGATTTATAACCAGCCACTTCCACAATCTTAGAAATGGTATTGTAGATTTTATTTTGATCTACTAATGTTCCCATTCCACCCGCTTGAATTAGTTTTTCTTGGATGGCTAATATCTGAGCAAGGGCAGCATAACGTTGTTCTGGATCAGCATTACCTAATCCCACAGTAATCGTTAAATCCATGTTAGATACCCATGAACGAGGATCAACAGGAACATACTTTCCTCTTAATCGAATAATACGTTCTGCTTCTTGATACTTGACTACGTTTGCATAGATAAGTTTAAACATATCTCTTACACCAGTTTCAGCAAAGACTCTAGCAATCATTTCAATTCTTTGTGTTGCTGCGTTCATCAAAGCTCTTGTAGAGGCAGCAGTGGTGTGAGACTTTTGAATAAGATCGGGATCTGCACCCATTTGTGTTCTAGAGACACCAGTGCGTTGTTCTTTAATCTGATCGACTTTCTCCATCATACTTAAACCTTGATTTAAGAAGTTAGGAGTAGGGAATGGTTGTACTGCATTAGGTGATTTAACACGAACAATACCACCAGGTCGAGAAGTCAGTAAGTCGTCTAAGTTAACTTGTCCATCCGTTACAATAGTACGAGCATTATTTTGTAAGTACATATTGTCGAGTGTTTGTCTTAACACTGTAGTTTTGATTAACTGTAAATCTGCTGTTAGGTCAGTAAGGGATAGACCAAAGAATCGGTGTGGCATAGGAATAGGAGTTAATGTAGCAAATGGAATATGATCTATTTCTACGTTATCTAAGATTTCATAACCTTGACCAGCAACTGTAATCTTTCTTAACTCTCCAATATCATCTCCGTCATAATCCACACGCATATAACATTCAGTCACTTGAACTTCTGCCATTGTAGGATCAGAACTATCTTGCTCATAAGGAGCTTGGTCATCATAAATTCTTCTAGAAGTTTTTTCTTCGTTGTAAACTTGCTCATCAAAGGCAGGAAGATCCATGACAACATCACGATCAAATCCTTCTCTAATTAGTTGTGATCTAGTTTTAGTAACTCTATGTGCAATAAAGTCTGCTGTTTGAATATCTTTTGCATCACGAGAGATGAGCATTTCTTCTGGTGGTACATTTTCAATTTGTACTTTACCCACAGTTTTTTTACGTCTTACTTCGCAATCATAATAAATCTTTTGAGATAAAAATGGCATACCCATTTCATCCATTGTCTCTTCTTCTTCTAAGTTTTCTGTTTTAGAAATAATCTCTACATCTTCATCAGCAAGAAGTGATTGATATTCTATCTCTGTTAAATTTTCATAGGTTTCTTTTTTCTCTTCAATAGCCTCATTCCAAAATACTTTGATAAAACCATTCTTCTGAATAAGAGCATCTTTGAACCAAGTATGCAAAGTCATAAAACCTGGATTATCTTTCATCAAAATATGATTACAATAATCGGTAGCTTGTTCAGCAGCTTCGACATCTTCAGGGCCTACAGGAACAAACTCTACAATGGATTCACCCGCAGTAAAAATTCTCATTAAAGAAGGCAATACACTTTCAACAACTTCTAAAGTATCTTGAGAAGTAACTTGAGATCTTCCTTCGANTTCATTACCATAAGGTTCNCCTAAGTAATACTCTAAAAATTTTCTTCTTTGTTCTGTNAGTTTGCCACCATAATAACCGAGAGAGTTATCNATCTCTTGGCTAATCATGGCCTTTAATTTAAAATCATCCATTATACTATTCCTATAGATTTATATTCTATTTTTCTGCTCCATTGTTTTGTTTCATTTAGTCCGACTGCCATATAACGAAAAGCATCCGCAGCATGAGATGTCCAATCGTGTTGTGGTCTGTTTTTCACTTCGCCTTTATCGTTTGTTGCCCATCGATATTGTCTCAAGGCATCTAATCCATCTTTCGTTTTTTCGTAATCAAAGTAACATCTAGATAATACCATACGTACTGCATTAATTCCGTCATCCACTGACATTTTCGGTACAATCGATGTCACCATTCCAAGTGACTGAGCAATCTCTAGTCGAGATTTACCTGTACCCAGTTCTCTCACAGATGCATCGTGAGGGAAATAATGGGTATCATACACATATCCTTTGTCTCTAAGGATAGAGGAATAGTATTCTAAACTTTCCCCAGAATCTTCAAAATAGTCAATAATGTGGATCGCATGGCCTTTTTGTTGAACAAACCAAATCGCTGTTTTATCAGCCATCCCCAAATCCCAAAAAGTGTCAACAGGTATAGTGCTGTCATAGGGAACCTTTGTTACTCTTCCTTCTTCATCACATTTGCCTAATCCTTGAGAGTAAATAGCTCCTATAGCATTAGATTCAAAACTACATTCATATTCTGCCTCATAGATCTCTGGTGGCATCATCTTCTTCGCTTCTAGTAGTTCCGATTCTTTGATGATTTTAGTCTCAGAGGCTTTATACATACCAGCAAACCACCCTTCGGTATGTCTAGCATGGTCGTATAACTGGTAAAAAGCATTATGTCCAGTAGGTGTACCAATCGCAATCATCCAACCTTCTCTATCGGATAAGGCAGGTCTAATCACTTCAGTCCAGATCTTTGGTGGCATTTGGGCCACCTCGTCTAGAATCACACCATCTATATACAATCCTTTAAGGGTATTTGGTCTTTCACAACCCAATAACTGGATTCTTCCCCCATTAGGAAGATCAGCCCTTAATTCTGTCTCGTGGTACTCCATATTCGGTAATACAGAGGTATAATACTTGAGATAATCCCAAGCTATTCTTTTTGCCATACTGTACGTAGGAGCAATATAATAATATCTTGGTCTAGGAAGCTGACATTGTAGGCACTTCTTGATTAACTCATTAACTGTGAGGACTGTCTTTCCGAATCGTCTGTGACAGACCAACACATTAAATCGTTTCATCCCACTGTGAATCTCTTTTTGAAGATCTCGTGGTTTGTAGGGTATTGTTATTTTTTTCACTTGTTGT